AAACCGAAAACGATTAGAATTCCAGTCATGTTTTATCCAATCAAATATTCCATATATTATATCACGCATCCTTAACTTTCGCAAGTACTTCATTCCAAAGTTTGCCATAGCCTTTGCTATCACAAATTGTTTTTAACATTTCTAGTTTATCATTATACCAGTGTTCTTTCGGAATGTCAAGTAGATACTTCATACATACCGATTCGTCAAAAAACAACGGAAAGTTCCACGCACCATGGAAGCCAAATGTATTACCAGTAGGGTTGCACCACTCATGAGCAAATTGATTCGCCACTTCGATTGGTGCGTACTTTATATCATACTTTCTTTTTAGAAACTGAGAATGCCCTTGGCAAATTACCGCATCTTCATTTCTAAATCTTGGACTGTTTTCAAACTTGACAAAAGGATCGCGCAATGATTCAATTAGTTTCATACTACGCAAACTGAACCCACCATTGCCAACTTTCTCTTCTGGTCTAATCCATGTGAATCTATCAGGCCATGGTGCACCAATGTAATCATAGTTATAGTAATTGTCTGACCATTGCACCTTGTTAGCCGCCATACCATCATACTGAATCACTAGCGCAAACTCAGTCTTGACATGCGCCCATAGATTCTTAATCATGAAGTAACTGTAATCATCTACAGTAAAGTTTTCGCGCAAAGGAATGTGATGCCCGTATCCAAGTGGTACATTACCAACTTGCAACACAGTTTCAACATCTGGAGTATTTTCTAAAGTAGTATCAATCGCAAAACGCATAGCCTTTTGGTTTGTATTGCCTACAATTACAACGGTGATTTTTTTCATATTTTTTTATGTGAGTAGGTATAGCCTACATCGTGTTCAAATTTGTTAAAGAATGTACATGTAGGATCAATCCAAGAGAACAGCCAATTGCGAACATCGCCTGGTCTGAATGATAATAATGTGTTGATAGGAAACTCTTGTAGCACAATACGTTTTTCTACTCTAGGGTAACAGTTTGCAATATGCATCGGTCCTGAGTTTACGCCTATAAATTTTGCGGAGCCGGCAATAAGTTTTGCAACTTCCCAATAGTCGAGTTTCCCACAGAGGTTTGTGCTATTGCCACCAAGAGGCTTATCGTTATCACCACCAACTTGAATAATTTCATAATTTGAATAATTTTTGTTGATTGATTCTATAACGTCATCAGACATAACACGAACATCATCTTCGCCTGATGTAGTGCGAATTGCTATCTCGCCATCTCTGCGTCTGTCTGATCCTGTGGTATGAACAACAATACGATTTGGTTGAATTAATTCATCTTCATGAATATACAAGCGAGAGTGTCTGAGGTTAACATTGTTGAAGCCAAGTTGAATGCACATGTATTCAGATTGCCCGTTTGTTACAGGCACTCTCATTGTATCAACGTATTGCTTCACTTGTTCTTGAATGCGGCAGTCTGGAATAAGACTAATTGTGGGATGTTTGTTTGCTTCGTCTTCTTTCATGAAGACAACATAGGGATTGTGTTTGAATGCCCAAATGCGTTCGTCTGAAATGATGCACTTCTTGCCAGTTACATTGTGAATGTTTTCTGGCATAGCAGTCGTGGCGATTTGATCACCTATGTGAAAGAAATTAAATTTCAAATGATACATAACGAATCCTAAATTTATTTTTTTCTTGGTACTGTCTTTTTCTTCGCCGGTGGCGTCTTAGGTTTTGTGGGTTTTGGATTTATCTTTGATTCAAGACGCTTCATTACTTCTTTGCCTTCCATCCAAATATCTTTATTGTCTAGTATACTACGAATTTCTGTTTCTGTCAAGAAACCTTCATAGACTTTGCGAATGATGTTTTCCGACCACTTACGTTCATTGACAAGTTGGTCATACATCTCGCCACCCTTACCAAAAGTGCCACCAGAGTAATTGTGGAACATGAAAAGACAATGCTCTGAAATTTCAAATCTTTGTCCTGATAAGAATAACATTGTTGCGGCAGACATACATGCACCTTCTGCCGAACAAATTACCATTGCGCTAGACTCTGCAATGGCACGAATGAATTGAATCGTAGTAAACAAATCACCGCCAGGTGAGTTGATATGAATACGAATTACATCCGTATCGTTTGCATTTCGAATTGCATCGATACATCCAATGTATTTTTCGGGAGGTTCTATAGTGCCTGAAATGTAGATTGTGATAAGATTACCAATTGGTTTACAATTTATAATTTTATCGTCAAACAAATTTGCGAAAGGGTTTTTTATTTCTTCATCCATTGTTTTGTTCATTTTGATATCCATATTTGCAAATATAATAAGCGTCAATCAAATCCGATGAAGGATTCCATTGCTTTTCAGTCATATTCAATTCATCTTTTAATCGAATGGAATTTTCTTGTTCGAAGACCAATTGCATCTGTTCTTTATTTGAGTTGCCTTTACCTGTGGCAAACTTCTTAATTACTGTGGGTGCTATTGTCTCAAATTTAATTTGAAAATTCCAAAACCTGTATTTTAATACGCCTGTATTCTCCGCAATGTTAAACACACGACCTTTCGATCCCATTGAATAGCCTTCAATGAAGACTTTCGTTTCTTCATCTAGTTCTAAAATTCTATCAATAAAAAAACTAGAAATTATATCGTATCGTTCCATCTCATTCTTGTATTCAAAGTATTGCCCGTTTACATTCTTGAATGAAACGTCATACTTCTTCAACTGCGTTAGATAATGTAACTTACAATTCTCAAACTTAAACTCTCCGACTGTATCATTATATAGACACATCGCAGGAGCAGTCATTGAGTAATCAATGCCTGCGTAGATCATTTCCAGTCATCTATATCTCGTAAAGAATCTTCGGAAATTTTATTCCATTCTTCATCTACATCTTCCTGCCACTCTTCTTCTGCTATATTTGTATCGTCTACTTCCGTTCCACAAATAGGACAAAACTTTGGTGGTTGTGTTGATTCAACATGCGAATCGATGTTACACGATTCACAAAATATTTCAAATACTGTCATTCTTTCTCCTTATGCCGCTTTGCCCCACACTTCTTCCCATTTACCTGAGAGGGCGCCCTTTGCATAATCGGTTGCGCGATTCTCAAAAAAGTTAGTATGTGTAGGTGCGTTGATCATTTCCTCTACCCACGGCAGAGGATTTCTTTTAACTTTAAAGATGCCTTTTAGACCTAATGAAATTAATCGTCTATCTGCAATATAACGAATATACTTTTTAACCTCTTCTGAAGTTAATCCTTCCATTGAGTTAATGCCAAAAGCAAGGTCAATAAATTTGTCCTCAAGTTCTACCATCTTTTCAGCGATAGTATAAATTCTTGATTTTAAATCATCATTCCAAATTTCTTTATTCTCTTCTATGTATGTGCGGAATAACTTAATCATTGATTCGGCGTGCATAGTTTCATCAACAATAGACCAAGTGACGATTTGCCCCATACCTTTCATCTTACCCATACGGGGAAAGTTAAGTAGCATAATAAAAGAACTGAATAGTTGCATACCTTCAGTAAATGCACTAAACACGGCAATGTGAGTTGCAGTATTTTCTTTAGTTGTATTTTGAGCAGATAAATCTAAAACATATTCATGTTTATCGCGCATTTCTTGATACTCTAAGAATTGATTGTAAGTTGCTTCTGGCAAACCTAGTGTTTCAATTAGATGTGAGTATGCGGCAATGTGCAATGCTTCCCTTGCGGCAAAACCACAAAGCATCATGCGTACTTCAGGCTGAGGAAAATAAGGCAAGTAATTGTTGACGTAACCACCTGCTACATCTATATCACCTTGTGTAAAGAAACGAAAGATATGCGTGAGAAATTGTTTTTCATTTTCATTTAGTTTGTTTCTCCAATCTTTTACGTCTTCAAGCATTGGCACTTCTGTGTGTAACCAATGTGATTGTTCGTGCTTTAACCAAGCATTATATGCCCAAGGATAATTGAATGGCTTAAACGCATTTCGTTCATCCGTTAGTTTAGATTCAATTCCTTTTTTGCTTCCTGTAACCATGTGAGTTCCTTATCTGATGTAATTTTTATAATGTTGTTTGGGAATTTGCTTTTTATGTATGCAACTAATTCTTTAGTGTCTTTTGTTTGGAAGATAAAAGTTTTATCGTGCCAAGCATAATAAAATTCATCTATCTTTTCAATATAGACTGAGATTCCATCTTGTTTTTGTACTTCATCTTGTTCTTCTTTGTTTTTAGAAAGAATTGTCCAAAGTAAAAGGCTAATTATTAATGAAATTATTTCCACAATTATATTCATTCGTACATTACTGTATCTGCATCACCTATTGCCCACTTAGGATTTTGCTCAACAATATATTTCTTAGTGCAAACTTTAAAGTCTGGAAACTTTAATTCTTTTGGATTGCTTGCGGCATCAAGCCATATGCAACGATTGTTTGGCTGTGCCGCATACTGACCATTGTCAAGTTCTAGAAAGTTATATGACTTATGATCTTCTGGATTTTCTGCATCACCTACATCTAGGTATTCATCTGATGCACAATTGTCAACAGTAAACATATAATTTCCCTGATGCCATTCTCTATTCTTAGCGTAAAACTTACCGCTTAGATTCATTAGGAATGATTTTTGTATCACGGTAAGGTCATACGATAAACAATCCCAAATTTGCAAATGATCTAAAGGCAAAAACTCTGACGGAGTAACATTATCTGTGCGAGACACATATGCACTCAATGGAAGTTTATCATACAATGCACCATATTCAGGTAGATACGATTCAATGAAAAATGCTCTACGGCTCATTGATTTGATTGATACCCAAATGCAAGGCACATATTCACCAAATCCTTTTTCAAAATTGTAGAGATATTCTTTTCTGATATAACATCTAACTCTTGGCGTATTTGCTACTAAAAAACTCATCTATATCTCCTATTCTTTTACGTCATTTTTATCAAAGTCTAAACTAAAATCTTCATAATTTATGAAAAGTTCTTCTCCAACTTGAATGTCTTTTAATGCATATGAACAAAGTTCTTTTTTACTTCCATCAATGTTTGGTGTATAACTATGATTCATAAAATTGTTTAAATCGCAAGACATGTAATAAAAGTTTTCTTCGTTTTTTTCTATCCATGCATATTTGTAAAAATGTTCTTTTTGTGCATCATTTAACTGATTCAGTTTTTGTTTTGAAATTTTTATATCTACGCCTTCAATAAACTTCCAAAACATGTTACCTTTTGGTATAAATTCTTTTGTAAATAGTCCCAAACCCATCTTTGGGTTTGTTGCCGTTTTAACCTCAACCCTATAAAATAACATTATTAACCTTCACATGCAAGGCAGGTATCGCCTTCAACAATTGCTTTCATATCTAGTTCTTTAATTACGTCACGTTCAATTCGTTTCGAAATTTTATCTGCTTTACCAATCTTTTCTGAACGGCAGTAGTAAAGAGTTTTCAAACCCATCTTCCATGCCATAAAATGAATTGCATGTAGATACTTAATGTTTGCATCTGGTCTAAAGAATAGATTGAGTGATTGTGCTTGATCAATATATTCTTGTCTATCTGCGGCATGTTGTACAATCCAACGCTGATCAATTTCCATTGATGTTTTAAATACGTCTTTTGTCCAATCATCCATCCAATCTAAATGTTGAACAGAACCATCGTTTGCAATGATAGATGACCAAATATCATTGTAGTCATTTTGCGATACTGTCTCTCCATCACCTGACAGGTGCTTTTGAATAACTCTATCCAACCACTTATTCTTAGTTAAAGATGAGCCCGATAAAGTGTCCTGACGGTATGCGTTAGCACGATAAGGCTCAATACTAGGGCTAGTGTTTCCCATGATGATAGACGAAGAAGCATTTGGAGCAACAGCCAACATATGACTAAAACGCTGACCAGTACCCGTAGCATCGGGTGCTTCACCACGTTCACTACCGAGTTGAAGATTTGCTTCATCTAGTTTACTCCTAATGTGTTTAAAGATTTGTTTGTTTCTGCCTACTGCAAGTGCTGATTCAAACGGCACATTATTTTTCTGCAAGTAAGCATGAAAGCCTAAGGCTCCAACACCAATAGAACGCTCAGACCTAGCAGAATGAATGGCTCTGGGAATGGTAGTTGGCGCGTTATCAATAAAATACTGTAAAACATTATCAAGCATCTCAGCAACATCACGGAGGAACTGTTTATTATTTTTCCACTCATCGAAGTACTCCAAATTAACTGAAGACAAACAACAAACTGCGGTTCGATCTTTGCCTGTTGGTAAAATAATTTCAGAACATAAGTTGCTCTGACGAATTGACATACCAAGTTTCTTTTGAAACTCAGGCATTGCCTTGTTGCTTGTATCTATAAAATGCAAGTATGGTTCACCAGTCATCATGCGATTTTCAAGAATGCGTTGCCACAAGTCTCTTGCTGATACTGTTTCTCTTATGTCGCCATTGTGTGGGTCTCTTAAATGCCAAGAGTCATCTGCTTTTGAATCGATCATACAATTCTCAATGATCTGCATAAAGTCATCTGTGATATTGATGCCATGGTGCAAGTTCATTGCTCTCATGTTTGGATCGCCCGTTGGCTTTCTCATGTCAAGAAAAAGAAGAATGTCCGGATGAGAAATATCAAGATAAGCGGCATAACTACCACGGCGAGTCCTACCTTGTCTATAAGCGAGAGATGATGCGTCATATGTGCGAAGGTGGGGCATGACTCCAACCGATTTATCATCTGCCGAACGAATTCCAACACCAATTCCAACTCCTCCGCCCAACATACTGAGCCAATTTACTTCAGCCAAACAATCAACTAAGCCTTCTGCACTATCATCTAGATAAGGTAAGAAACAAGAGATAGGAAGACCACGCTTGCTACGACCAAAACTAAGAATTGGTGTAGAGTATGAAAGCCAGTGCTTACTAGCATAATCATAAAGACGTTGTGCGTGTGCATCATTACTTCCAAACGCTTTTGACACATATGCAAATCTTTCCTGAGGGCTCTCTTCATCCTCGCGCATGTAACTTTCTTTTAAACGCTTTAAACCTAATTCGTCAAATAGTGCGTCCCTAGAAAAATCAATTTTCATTTTCTTCCTTTATTATTCTTGTACAAATTCTTTAACCATTGGGAATACTTTTACAATCACTTCAGCGCAAGCCTTTGCAATTTCAATGTGTTCCTTTTGAGTTCCATTTCCGCTTCTCAGTTCAATGTAATGTAACCATGATCTGAGTGTTCCATTCACATAGAGTCTAGATACAGTTAGACCCTCAGGTAAAACTGCTCTTGCTTGTTCTTTTGCAATACCATTTGCAATAGCCCATTCATATTCTCGTCTAGCCGCATATATCACTCTTTGCTGTGCGCGATACCAATCGTTTTGTAATAGTTGATCATCTACTTCTATACTGTTTTGTCTATTAGCGGTGTCCTGAAGGCGTGCCTCTCGACATACGAAATCCAAATCTTTCGTTGGATCAGCGTATCGTTGGCTAAATTCCTGAAAGGAAAAACTTCTGTGTCGCAGGAATTGTCTTGCAATGTCTCTTGTGGTTTCAACTTCGAGGCAGACTGAGACCATTTCGAATGGTGACCAGTGCTTGTGTCTTGCGAGGTATCGAATAAGTCGTTCTGAGTTTTCATTACTGGACTGACTGGCTGGATTTGATACCCTGGCACAATACGCGACAAGTTCCTGTGCATCCATTGAGTATCGAATATCATTCTTCAATTCCTCTGACATTTGTGAATAAGAGACTAACTTTACTTTCATAATTTCTTCCATACATTAAATTGCATCAACGCTTCAGGTCCCGCGAAAGTATTTTTATCTATAATAGATTGAATTTCATCTACGCTTAATTTCTGCTTTACTACCATATCATTTATATCTTTTTCGATTATTGCTTTAGGCCAAATGCAGACGCTAAAGCCGTCATCAATTGCTGACTTTATTTCTCTGACAATTTCTTTATTTCTAGGTTCATTGTCGTAGATTAATACCAAATTACTTTTCGCAAATACATCTCCGACTGATTTAAGATTCGCATTACCTGACGCAATTGCATTAGGTAAAAATAAACTATCGATAGGACCTTCAGTAACGTAGATTGTTTTAGATTTATCTACGGTGTTCAGACCAAATATCATGGGTGCATCATCTTTAATTCTAATCGTTACATATCGTAACTTCTCGCCACGAACAGCACGACCAGACAAGCCGATTAGATCATCATTCAAATCAAAGAAAGGCAAAACTAAACGCGGTTCGCTACCGACAATTTTATCGTCATAGCCATCCGCGAATTGCTTAAACTTTTGAATATCGTCTACAAAATATAGGTCATCATATCTATGTTCGGGAATCTTTCGATTCCGTAGATATTCGCACACTTCATGCTTTTCTGCCAATTTTTTTATTGGCAAAAGTAAGCCTTTGAATGCGTTATTTTCTTTTGTAGTTTGAAATGTCACAGGCTTGAAAATAAAGCCATGTTCTTTGTGTGATTTGCGCCCTGTCTCACCTTCTTTGTATCGGTCAAGACAATATTGTTTGTAGAGTGATTGGTCTAACTCTTTGATAAGAGTGCCAAGAGACATACTTGCGGAACAGTTGTGGCATTTATAAAACATGCCGCCTTTCTGCGCGAAAAGATAACCCCTCGCCTTATTGCGATTGGTTTGACTGTCGCCACAAATAGGACAACGGAAGTTATAGAGATAGTCGCCTTTTCTCTTAAACTTATCTAATCTTACGGAAATTGTACCGATGTACTGTTGATCAACCCACAAACTCATAATGTATCCCATTATAGACAAAACTATAGCATTCTGTCTATTATACTAAACAATGAAAGGAAAGTCAATCGAATTTGACTTTATTTAAAACTTCTATGCTTTCACCTACAGAAAGTGAACATGCTAAATCGCCGTTGGTTTCAATGAGAGTCCAACTGTTTGTTTCAGGATTTAGAAAAAAAATAACGGTAGTGTTAATATTGGTTTTGCCTTGCCAAAATGCTTTTTCGCCATATTGTTTTTTTAGATGATCAATTGTTGCGGCAAATTCACCGCACGGCATTGATCTTTGTAACATAAGTGTCTGCGATAATATCAGAGTAGGATATATTAGCAATAACAATATGATAAATTTTTTCAAATTATCCTCCGAATAACTTTGCCAAAACTGTCATATTTACGTTTGAAATTAACCATGCTAAAACTACAACACCACCTGCAATCATCCATTTCCATTGGGAGATTTTTTTCAAATCTTCATCTTCTTTTTTATTATGTGCATCCATCGCATGGCGCAGAGACTTAATCTCATCCATGATCCTACGTTCAGTTAATTCTATCTTATCTGATAGGTTTCTGTCAACTGTAGTAATTCGCGAATGTAATTCTTTTACGTCTTCCACGGTGTCCCTTTTTCTCTGTTCCATATCGTTGTAAATTTGCGTGACAATGCGGTCTTGATTATCGACTAGTTTTTCTATGATCTGATCCATCTTTGAACAAAGATGAGTGATGTGTTCTACTTTTTCTTTAAGTACTTCAACATCAATTTTTATTTCGACCGTATTGTCAGACATGATTATTTCTTCGCTGGAGGAACTTCAGTACCTTCGAGTTTCTTGTGGACTTTCATTTCCTTGCACTCTTTTACTGGCTTACCTGCTTTGTCTAGGACTGGCTTACCGTCTTTGGTAATCTTGTCTACACATACTTTTTTTGTTTCAGCGGCAACACCTATATTATAACTGAATAATGCAAGGGATGCAAGCAAAACTGATGCAAATATTTTCTTCATATTAGTTCCTTAGATTAATGGTTGAGGCGCAGGAGGTGGTGCAAATTTACCACCAAATCCTACTGTTACTGAAACTGGTTGATTGAAATCCGATGCGGAAGTGCCGTTGAATCGACTGTTAAAATTACTTTGTGGTTGTGAATAACCAGATTGATTGTTTACATTAACTTGACCTTGACCTGGTGGAATATAAGTTGTACCAGCATTAGATGGCATCTGAATACCGCCATTGTTTGCTCCACCTAGTTTTTCCTGTGTTCGACCCCATGCCGCAAGACCAAGAACTGCACCCATTGCAATATGAAATAGTCCAGCACCTTGTAGTGTTAGAGGTTGCCATTGGCTTGTAACTTGGCCGTGATTTAAAGACTGTAATAGACTCCACAGGATTGGGAATACAACCATGTCCATGGTACAAACTACCATGTACATCCAACCCATCATTGGACGCCACTTTGAGTTCATCCAATCTTCTTTCTTTTGTTCACTTTCGCTTAGTTTAATTTGTTCGGTCATTTTATTGATCCTTTTTAAACGCAATCAGAACTTTAGCCTGTATGCGTTTTGCAAATTCGGGTTGAGGAAAATTCCATCCAACAAATGCGCCTAGTGCTAACCAAAATAGTGTTTCTAACATGACTTATACTCCTAATACATGTAAAGCGTGTTCGTAGTGTTTAATTCGGTCTTCAAGACCAATTGTACCACCGTTAATTCTTTTAGTCAATGTGACAATATCTCCTGCATCTGCCCATTGATTTAACTTGTTTGTTTCCCAGAACCAACATGCAGACTGAGCCGCACCTTCAAATGTTCCGAGATATTCTGTTGCTTCTTCAGGTGTAATTTCTAATGAAGCCGCAAACCATGTATAGTTCTGGCGACCAGTCAATTGAATCAAACCACGACCACAATATCTGTAGCCATCACCAGACTCTTCAGGTCCGTTACCCATACGATTTGCATAAACTTTATTTGCAATCGCTTCTTGTTTATTAGGCATTGAAGCATAGCGTTGCGCTATTGCATCGTCTGGAAAGTACTTAGGAAAAATCTTTCTAAGACTTGCCGCTTTGTAGTTTAGATTCTCTTTGAGAACCATGAAGCCACCTGACTCATGAGCGCATTGAGCAATAAATGCCGCTACTCTTTGTGGCGTGTTAATTTCGTAGTCTGGTAGTAATTGAGACAATGCTTTGTGCCAATGCTCCACGTATGGATTCTTTGGCAACAACTGCTTCAATTGTTCTAGTGTTAATTCCATTTGCTCTCCTATTTAACATCGAATGTTTTTTTCTGCTGATTATACCACTCAATCCATGCTTCATTTTTTAATGAGCATTCATGATAGAGAGTATAATTTTGAGTTACAGACTTTATCACTTCACTAAGAAGTGGATCGTCTTTCTCAATTCTTTTCAACTCAGGACATGGTTTTAGAAGAGTTTCTGGTGCGTCAGGAAACTTACGCTTCACTGGCACAACAGTACTGCAACCTGATAACATAATGATCAATGCAACTAGAAGGTATTTCATTT